ATTAGTTGTGAAACGAACGTTGCGGCGAATTTGAAAACCGAAAAAACCCAATAAAATAAACACTTTGCCCCGTTTCGGCGGGGCTTTTTTGTTGCAAAAAGGGGGGAGGTCGGTACAAGATTTTTAGTCAAGTTTTACAGGGAGTTACAAAGAGTGACATTTTCTCCGTGCAACAGCGTGCAACAAAAACCGCCGGAATGTTCTAGCGATGTTCCAAACCGTTCACTATTAAATTAGTCCAAATGTTGAGCGTTGAACGGGGCCAAATTTCGTTTGATCTAAGGAGCGGTACGATGGAATGGAGAACACCAATTATTTCTGGCGCTTTTGCACTGGTGGGTGCGTTGGGTGGCGTCTTCATTTCGGTGTGGTTCACGGGGTACGTGGAAAGGGAAAAGCAGCTTGAGATTGTGCGCTCTCAGTCACTCGCTGCCTACTATCAGTGGCACAAGAGCGACATTCCGGGTGTTCAATGGTTGATGGGTCTCTACGCAAACGCCAAGCTTCTCGTTTATGCGTCTCCCGATTTTATCGGGGAAATGGCCCCGCTCGCTCGACAGGGCTTGGACTGCTACAACAATATTAGTGATGAATGTGTAAGGTCATGGGCGAAGGAAATTAACCTGCTCCGCATTGAAGTTGGGAACGAACCGGTTCCCGAGGATGATATCATCGTGCTACTCCAAGCCAAAAAATTGATTGAGCGTGCCTTTCACGAAGCACAGCAGAGCGGTGCGAAAATTTATCGTGAGCGGAAAAGCGGTACGCAGCCGAAGACGAAGTAGAAGATTTCCGCAATCCCGTAGCTTGGTCGAACTAGGCTCTATAACGATTTCAATGGACGATAAACCAATACCCCCCACGCTTGGCGATATCCGCGCCTACGGCGTTGACGTTTTCGCGTGGTGCAACCGCTGCCATCACCATGCGGTGTTGTCCATCGAAGTGCTGATCGCGCAATTAGGCCGCAGCTTTTAGAACTAGAAAGTAGGTAGTATGCTCGCGATACATGAATATCGCGTTTCGCGATAAAATTTGCCAGAGTGACTTATGGCCCAAAGAGCGTTCGACGAAATTCAACATGATCCAATTAGTGATCCACCAGATGTGTCAGGGATGTCCGATGAGGATGCCGTAGAGGCAATTAAAGTTTGGTTTCTGACAAACTTCGAGGATCCAGTCCACGAGACACCGCGTGACGACGGCAGTTATGTATACATTTGGGGTGGGCCGTACGACACTGACGATATTATTGAAAATGTCTTCGCGGGCCTGACATCTGATAAAGTTATGGCCGATGTGATACGGGAACTTGAATATGAGAGCTTCGAATGGGTTCCTAACTCAAGCCGACGGCAAGACCCGGAAGATGAGCATGAAGACCCTGAAATAACACCTGACGCGACGCAACTTTTTGAAGAGATGCAGCGTCGTGTGCAGACGCTTGAGGATGCGCTTGCTAATAGGCCACGCCCTCCCGCTGGTATCGGTCACAATAAACCACCTGCGCCACTTGATCCTGAACCGTTAAATGCCGCAGATATCGCGGAAATTGATGCGGCCCTCGCAATTCTCAAGCAACAACCGCCTGAGCCTGCGAACGATGTTGCTGCCAAAGAAGCGCTGGGGAAGCTAGAGACGAAACGTGAAAAGTTGAGCGAGTGGCTTCTCCGGCTGGGAGTTGTATTTACCGAAGAGGCTGTCAAAGAAGCTGGCAAAGAATTTGGGAAATGGGCACCTAGAGCATTTTGGATTTGGGTGTTGAGTTCACTAATTGGCGTCACAAATGCTGTAAGTGCTTGGCTCGCAGCGATTCCGCCATTCTAAGAATTGCAAATATGAAGAACGATGCTTCAATCAAAAAATGAGAAGCAAGCAACTCAGCGCAATACTAAATGCCGCACTGCGACGTGGCACCAAAAGTTGGCGTCGATAGTCGGCGGTGCGACCTAGCTCACGTCTTCGACGGCGATCCCGCCGCTGATCACCTTCGATCCCACGATATGCTTTCCGTAGACGATGGGAACGGGTCCGCCTTGCTCGACGGTGTTCACCGCGCCGTTGAAGAGGAACGATGCGCGGTCTTCCGGGTTTTCACGCTCTAGGGCCGCGCCCGGCGCTTCCGGTACCGGCGAAATCAACGTGGCGATACCCGACAAGGCGAGCGATGCCCCGAACAGCGCGATAGTGCCGTAACTGATGTTCGCAAAAGCGATGGCCCCAAGTCCCGTTGCCGCCCCCGCGCCAGCCCCGGCACCGGCACCGCATGCGACAATGGCAACCGCAGCGATCACCACCCCCACCACGACCATGATCCCGCCCTTGCCGCGCTGTCCGCCTCCCATCCCTATCGCTTCCGGAATGAAGTGTATCGGGCCATCACCTAGGTTTAACCGCATGGTCTCTTCGTTCAGACACATACCCTGATCTTTGTCGTGGTCGCCATACGACAAGTACCAGTTGCCCGCCTTGATGTGATGGGCGAAGCCGGGGAAATTTGCCTCCAATGCCCGCACGGCTTCCGGCAGCGACTTTACGTCGAGCCTGTATTTTTCGCCGAACGTCTCGCCAAGCGAACCGTGCAGATAAACGTCTCGCAGCATCAGATTTTCACCTCAGTTACGGTGCCGAATTGGTCGCGCCCTTCATCGTCTTTGACGATGGCTTTCTCCAAGCGCTCTTCGAGGAGCTTGATCGGCCCGGCGAAATCGTTTTCGTCGCCTGCGCTCTTCAGGACCGCAATCGCTTCCGTCAGTTCCTTGATTTCGGACACGGCATCACCTCACAGGATCAAGTGTGAAAAGGGCGCGGCAAGGTCTGCCGCTTCCGGGGCCAGATTGAAACTGGTTGCAAAATCGGTTTCGCCATCGCTGGTCCGCCCGATGCTTTGATCCGCCATCTTGTTCCAAAGGAACATCACCTGCGTTATGCACGCCATCTTCAGCATGTCCGGCGCGGCTGCGCTCATGTTCAGGTCAATGTCCCCGTAATCGTCTTCCGCGCCGCCCTCGTTCGGGTCATCCACGGCGTATCCGCCCGTGTAGGTCACCCGCAGGGCCATAGGCGCGGCCGTGAGGGCTGCGGTGATCACCAAGCGCTGTTTGCCCGTGTCGTAGTGCCAATCGGTACTGGCAAGCTCCGTAGCCGCGCCGAAGACGCGATCAACGTCATGGCGGACGGAAAAGGTCTGGCCGAAATCGACCGGCCGCGCCTTCAGGCGCAGCATCAGCGGCACGATTTCCCGGTTGTTCTTGATCAAGCACCGGCTGTCGAAAAACTCGGTTCGCTCTTCCTTGGGGAATTCCGACCGCGTAAAGCGCTCAAGCTGGCGTGTCGCTGTGCGGGCAAGCATCAGCAAGCGCCGGTCGAAACTGTCGTCATCCGACCGCGTTTCGATGAACTGCTTCACGTCGTCTAACGAGGCCAGTGCTGCCTGCACCATTTAGCGATCCTTGTCTTGAGAAGAAGCGACGACGGGAGGCGGTCACTCCCCCCGCCGTCACCTCAAATGCCCGAACCAGCATGAGCTATCCCAAAATGCTGATCCCACGCCCGCGCCAGCGAAAGGAGTTGATGTGCTGACCGACGCATGTCGCGGTTATTTGTAGAGCGGCACTCACGACTTGCCGCTTTGTCCGCCGAGTGTCGGGGAGGGACGCTTACGCCATCGGTCTCCCGTCTGTGTCTCAGCGGCAGGCGAAGCGGGTCCGGTGAGACGAAGGTACCCACCGCGATCCCCGCCAGCCCCGGACTTGTTAACCGTGCCCGTGCGTCAAAAATGCGCCATACGTGATGCTTGGCGTGGTGCCGCCAAGCGTGGCCACGGCCCGCATTTTGATCGCGTCCGGCTCCGCGTGTTCGATGAAATCCGCAGACAGCGGAAGCTCATACACTCCCGGCTCGGTCACGGTGATGCTGCCCACGGTGACCGGGCTGGAAAAGCCCGCAGCCGCATCGACCTGCACAGACAAGACGTAAGTTTCGTCAGTGTCGGTCGTGTCGAGCGCCGACACGTTGAACACCGCTTTGAAATCGCCCATGCGGGCGGCAACAAAGTCAATTGGCGTCTCATTCGCCGTGGAGGTCTCCGCGCCATCGGCGATATCGCGGAGCAACAGCAGGCTATCGATAGGTCCAAACATTATTTGAAACTCCTCTGTGTCTCGTTCCGCGACGCCTAGGCGTTGTTGATGCGGCTCAACCGCGCGGCCGCTTTCGGGTGCGCCAGCACCCAGCTTTGCAGCCATTCGATTTCCGTCCGCAGGTGCGGCGAAGTTGGCAGGCGTCCGAGGTCGCGCACTTCGAGCGGTTCGGTCTGAATGCCGTGCATACTGTCCAGTCCGACCCTCGCGGCGTAGATCGAAGTCGTGTCGAAATTGGACTGCCCGTCGTCTTCATCGAAGCCGAGGATGGCGGTACCGGTCGCATCGTCTTCGACCACGCCGATTGGAATGCCCGCGTAGCTGATCGCCGGACGGCCCAGCGCATCCTGCGTGAGTTGCACGGTCGCGGTGTTCTGGGCGAGTTTGGTGATCTTCCGCCTCATGGTTTTGTTCATGAGGAGAATGTTCGGCGTGCCGTTCACGAGGTCGATGACCTGATCCAGCAAGTCGAGCGTCAGGGTCTGCCCGCCGGAATTGGCCTGCTTCACCTGTCCGTTCGCAGCCAGGCGGACGTTAAGCCCGTTGAAGCCTTTAGCGTCCGACGACTTATCGCCGTCGAAGAAATTCTTCAGCCACGTCAGGCTCGCGGATTTCGCCTTCATCGCGTCGTGCGTCGCGCGAAGGTCGTTGCTGGAACCTTGGTTCCATTTGACCGCCGCAACGTCGTAATCCGAATGTCCGCCAAAAATCGTCAACGGCTCATTCTCCGGGACGATTTCGCCCGTGCTCTCCGCGTAGTTTTCGTTGAGTGCGCGGAACGCAGTGCCGGGCAGGACACCCTCCCTGTTGTACAGGTAGGCGCTGCCGCCCATGTTGATGAACGGCAGGACTTCGAGAACCGGGTTGTTGCCCGCGATGATTTCAACGACGCCATCGCGCAGCGGGTTTGGCGTAAGCTTCGCCGTTTCGAGAATTGTCAACATTTCCTAGGTCACTCCGTCAGTGTTTCGCGTACCCGTGCGCCATCCGCGCCACGGCGGGCATCTTCGACAGGTCAACTTGCTGATCGGAGTTCTTCGGCGACGTTGCAGGCTTCTCCCCGCCATCGGTCGGCGGAACGGTTGCCTTCGCGTCAAAAATCCCCGTGGTCTTCGCCTTTTTGAACCACTCGATTTTGGCTTTCGAATTTCCTTCCGGAATGAGAGCCTTGAGGTGGTCCGGAACGGCCGCGAGCATATCGCTCGCCAGTTCGTCGTATTCTTTCTCGACCGCCGTGCGCTTCGCGACTTCCGCGTCAAGCTGCGCCTGCGGGATCATGCCGTCCGCCGTCGTGGTCTTCTTTTCGGCTTCCGCCGCTGCCGCCGCTGCGGCTGCCGCTTCGCCGTCGCTGCCTTTTTTGGTGGCGGTGTTCTCATCCGTCATTGTTCGATGCTCCTAAAAGAGGGAAAGCCGGGCCAGCGAGCGGTCTGCCGAGCGCGGCGTTTTCGTTTGAAACCTGTTGCAAGATTTCCCGCGCTTTTTCCCGGCTGGCCACGTCCGGGTTGTCTTCCATCAATGCGTCAACCGCGCTCCAAATTCCCATGTCGATCCGGGCTTGGTAGCCTTTCAGGCGTTCAGACAAGCTGATGTCGTCTTGGATTTCCGCGAAATCGACACGCAGCTTTGCCGCCTCAGGAATTGAACCGGGCGCATGTGTGTTCACGACGATCTTTAGAAGATCGAAAAGCTGGTTTTCGTAGCGACGCCAAATCGCGGTGTCGTCTTTTCGGGCTTCCAAGAGGTCGCGTTGCTCCGCCTGCTTGGCTTGGCCGGACTCCACTCGCTGGTTTATTTCAAATACCGACGACGAAAGATCATTGGTGGTCGCGAGGTGCTTCAACAACGCTTCGATGGATTTCAAAACCGCTTCGATTGGCGCATTCGGCGCGGCGTAGTTCAGCGACCCGCCGTCCGGCAGATTGACCACCTTGTCCGGGCCAAGCTGCAATTGGTGCTGGGGGGACAAACCGACCGACCACGGTTGACCGTGAGCCTGAAATTCAATCGTTCGCCACAGGTTCATAACGGCGGTGTTGATCGCGATTTGACCCTTAACCAAGTCGTCTCCGCCGGGCAAAAAGAATTGGTCATCGGGAGGTCGGTCGAAGCACGACACGAACGGCAGGACGCCATAGGGATTAAGGCCAGCTTCATTTCCGGGGATCGCGACGCTGTTCCCCCGCCAATCGTAAATGTGGAAAGCGCCACGGGTCCAAACGTGATACCGCACCTCGCGTTCCGGGTGCTTGCTGTCCGCCGGTCCCGGTCGCGTCAGGTAGATGCGATCCGGGTCTTCCGGGTCTGAAAAATCCACGTCGAGAATATGCGGCGCGATCACGTCCAGGCGTGGCGCATCGTTGCGGACCGATACTTTCAACAGGGTCGTCTTGAACAACTTGGTCAGCTTGTGGGCTTTTTTCAGCACCGCATTCGCCGCAATCGAGCGATACAGTTCCTCGCCTTTTTCCTGATCCCAGTTTTCAAAAACCCTTGAGGGCGGGTCGAGGTACACCATCGATTTCTTATCGATGATTTTCTTGATCACGTTGATGCAGAAGACCTGAAACCGGCTATCGACGTTGGCGAACCGCTTCTTCAGTTCCGCCAACGTCGCGTTGTCTTGGTCGTCGTAGTACATCGCCAACCGCTGGGCAGCGGCTTCCTTCCGCTTGCGCGTGCTCTCGACGCGGCGGATGATCGGGCTTGTGGTCCCGAGGGGACGAAAGAAGCTTGTGACCGTTGCCATGCACACAAATTAAATGTGCGCAAGTAAAAGATCAACGTGTTGTTACATGTGGACCGATGTTTTCTATCTTATTCTTGACGAAAAATTGTAGTCCCATGTCGTTTGTTTTGTCGTTATTTGCGAATTCCTGGTACATCCTGTTAATCGCCGAAAAACTGCGGCACTGATCCGCGCACAACGGGACGTGTTCCCCGCCGTTCAAAACGCAAAGGCGTGCTACATGGTGCTGGGCATTGCAGTAAATCCCGTCCACCTCGTAAGGGTTGATTTCTTCGTTCCGCAGCGCGTAGATCGCCCACGCGAGACTGTAAATCGTGTCGTCGTGCGAGCCTTTGGCGTGCTCGAATTTTGGCAGCGACTGCCCCGCCTGTCCGACTTCCATGCGGTATTCGAAATCGCCCATTTCGGAGAGGAGGAGTTTCATATCCGGTCGAATGTGCAGGCGTCCCTCCGCCGCCGCATTGTACAGGGCCGTGAAGGCGTTCGCCTGACGCTCCGCCGTGGCGTGCACGATTTCGTGTTCGAAATCCTGTTCCGCGCACCACGAGGCAACGTCTTGGGCGTTGTAGGCTTCGATTGAAACCCGTTTCAAATTCCAGTCGGCATGGTACTTGGTGAACTTCTTTCGGATGCCGCTGGCGGAACTGAATTTGATCTTGTCCGACGCCAACACGAAATAGTGCTCGTCTTCGTCTTTGATGGTCTTGAGCACCGCCGTTGCAATCGTCGCATCGCCGTGCAGCGAGAAGCCGTAAGCCCGGTCCAGTCCCGCGCCCACGACGTAAGCGGCGTTCCCGACAATGGCGGGAATGTCCTGCGGATATCGATCCTTGCACGAATCGATGATTTGTTTCGGAAAGAGCGAATTGGATGCGCTGCCCCACAAATTCAAATGCTGTTGCGCGAAATCCAGCGGCAACATTTTTGCCGCTTGCGACTTCAGGCCCTTCCGGTTGATCCAGTGTGGCGATTTTTCCAAAGCCTCGGCAAGATTTTTGTAGCTGATAAAGCTGAAGTACAAAGCTTCATCGGCCTTCTTTTGAAACAACTGGTAAAGCCCGTACAGCGGCGAAGACCGTGGCCCCACGGTGCTGTCTACCAGCAC